AGGAAACCCTGTAGTATCTAAGATTAGGAGATACATTAAATGAAGCTCTATCTCTGTCTTCTGTCATTGCTCTTTCAAACTCTTCATCATAAATAGCTTTTAAAAGTTGTATTCTATCTGGAGACTTTTTAATTGCTAAATAATATGCAAGACCAGCAGCAAGACAAGGATAAAATCTAAAAGGAACTTCAACAGTATTTGTAAATGTATCAGCGTCATCAATTCTTGTTAAAGCATCATAGACTAAAATATCTGTGCTATTTTCAGGAGCAGGCCATATTTTTAATACTGGTGTTATTTGTCTGTCTATAAAAAATTGAGTGGGTCTAGCTTGAGTGGATTTGTTAGGTATAGATAAATATTCGTCCCTACTAACACGCTCCATGCTAATGTCTGTGCTGTCTCTGCGAACAACCATAGACAAAACATCAATAACATCTGCACCCAAAGTAATATCCGCGTCACCTTGCGTTACAGTTTGTGTTCTTTGAGTGATAGTCCATTGATTAAGACCTCTATTAGCCCAATCAGCAAATAAAAGATTCAACGACCTTTTAGCAGTTTTTAAATCATAACCAGTACGAACCTCTAAACCGCAACGCTCAAAAGCCTCCTCAATGTAATCAGATACATCGAGTTCAAAATTAGTTGAACCTGATACAGTCATTATTTTTTAACTTTACCACCACGCATCATTTTTTTGGCTTTCTTTACTTTGCCGCCATCCATCATGCCCATAGCCATAGCTTTTCTAGGTGATACATTGCCACCACGCATCATTTTTTTGGCGACACCGCCACGCATCATTTTCTTAGCTTTTTTCATTACCATTTTTTAATCTCCTATAAATAGATTTTCTACGCTCATATAAAGACCCAGCATCATAATAATCTTCGCATACATTATAATACCCTTTTATTCTAAGGGAATCTGAAGCTTCTTGCAACTTACTTAATCTTTGGAAAAAAATCATAGCATAAGGAGGACTTGAATCTTCTTCCATATCAAGACTTTCATCTAATAACTCATTACTTTCATCTTCTGGATGAAAGCCCATGAGATACATATCTTTTGTATTATACTTTCCTTGACTTATATCTTGATTTAAATCATCTAAAAAAATATCTAATTCATCTAAATCCATTGGGAAGAAGTCAATTAATATCAATACTTCTTTGTCATCTTTCCAATTGTTTATGCATGAATATATTAAATCTTCACCGTCTATATAGTTAAATTCAAAAGCTATTTTTTCATTCATCCAAGCCGCTTTTGCGTATGGGCAAGGAGGTAAATTATTATAGTGTTCGTTAGGAATTTCTAAAGCATATTTAGACCAATTCCTTAAATCTGATTTAATTTTTTCTTCTAAATCAGGAAACATTAAGAAGACCTTTTTTTCCTTTTAACAGCCTGCACTCTTCTTGGTTTACCCGCTGGTTGTCCAAGCTTTTTTTTCTGCGCTATTCTGCTTCTTTTTTCGGATACACTAAGTTCGCTTGCTGTTTTTGGTGTTTTAGAGCTAACCCGCTTGGAGGGGCGACAATATGGAGTACCCCGTTTTTCACTTTTGCCACGCCCACACGCCTTCCCCGTTGATACGTCCTTCCAATCTTCTTTGAACCATCTTTTAAGAGCCAAACCTTTTTTTGTTTTTCGTACTGCCATTCTTTGCTCATGTAAACTTTGTAACCTTGCGCCTGTCTTCCATCACAAGACCACAGCCACGAGCTACATTAGAGTTTTTAGAAGGTCTTTTGGCAGGCAACGCAGGCCCACCATCTTTCATTTTCTTAGCTTTAGACTTATTACCCCAATTTGAAGCGCCAACTTTTCTACACTTGGCGATAGCACCTGATGCATAAGCGGAAGGGAAAACTTTGTATCTAGCCTTTACTTTTCTATAACATGCATCTTTAGCCATTTTTTTTCTTCTTTTTTTTCTTAATAAATTTTTTCTTTTGAGGAGGATTCGATATCTGTTGCCTCATTGAGCCACGCGAGATTGCCATTTCCACTCCTATTTACATAATCTTCCCACAGAGTTGTTATCATTTTATGATTTTCATTTACTTTAACAGCTATAACAGCCGTATCTGTTTTTAAATCTACTACAGATGTTGCGATCCACGCAAGCAAACCTATAACAGAGGTTAATACGACAGTAACGAATGCAATAGATATTCCATTTAACATTTCCATCTTTTCCTTGCTTGTCTTAAACGGCTATTCGGGTCTTTAGCGGCTTTAGGAAATTTCTTCATTTGACCAGCAGAACGAGCGCAGAAAGACTTACGCCTTTTAGCATCTTTACTACCTTTTTTAACTTTTCCTGTTACTGCTGTTTTTAATTTAGAACCAGGATTATCTTTCCTGTATTTAGCAACACCAGCTTTCGTCATCCCCGCTCCACTTTTTGTGGAACGGAAATATTTTTTGGTTTTTGGTGGCTGTTTGTCTTGTTTACGAGCCATAAAAATTCCTTATGATAGGAAAATTGTAAGTTTATTACCTGAACCTGATAAAGCAGCAACAAAACAACCACTAAAAGCAATAATGCCATCATCAGGAATATTCAAAACATGATTCCCCGCAGCAAAACTTTGCTGAAGCAAAACATCTCCTGAAGCACTACCATCTTTTATAGTAAATGCACCAGCAGCCGCGCCAAACATAACAACCTGACGTATACGAGATCGAGCAGGCCCAACAATTGCTGGTGTTGCTCCTTGATCAAAGTTAAAGGATTTTACTGGACCAGCCATTAGACTCTCCTATCTTTCAATTAAGTAGCAACATCGTAACCAGTGATTTCAATTAAAAAACGACCAGCAGTATATGTTGCGTCACCTGTGCCTTGACTTACAAGATACAAAAACTGATCTGCTGCAATATCACCACCAGCAGTAAGAGTTCCTGCTGCTTGTGTTCCTCCATTAATAATAGAGGTTTCTGTTAAAGCACCTATTCCTGTGTCATTGACTCCAGTACCTTCAGTAGCTGAAAACAAATCAATATCTGCTGATCCACCAGCAGGGGCTTCCACACACTGCATAGTTACACCAAACACCACACCTTGATTTGCTGTAGTGACTTTGGCAATATAGGCAACGCCTGCGCCATCTTTACCGATAATATCACCAGCAGTACCACCATCTTTAAGACCAGTAAGGTCAATCATAATAGTGGTCTTTACGATATTAACATTTGTTGTAACATCACTTTTAAGACGATTAACTTGAGTAACGTAAACTGCGGCAGTTCCTTCAATACCAGCACTGCCTACGGCTTCGTTTGCCATTTTGGTACCACTGGTAACAGTTATTGTACCTGTTGTGGCATTCTTTGAAACCATTTGAAATCCGTTTTCGGAACGGACTGGACCGTTAAAAGTTGTCGTAGCCATTTAAATCTCCTTGTCTTGGCTAATGTCTGCAAAATTGCAGTCAAGGGTTTACTGACTATACAACAAAAAAAGGCGACTGTGAAGCCGCCCTTTAAAGAAGAAAAGTTTTTATCCTTATGCGCCTGGTGAACCAAACACTGCACGAGGATCTGAGTATCCAAAGCTGTAACGCTCACGAGCTTTAAAGCGCATATTACCTGAATCAAAATCAGCTTCCATGCCTGTTGACATTGGAATACGCTCAAAGTGTTTGAACCCATTTGGAGTATCAGTTTTGATGAAAAACGCATCAGGGTCTGTCAAGAAGTGGTTAATTGTATAACCCTCTGGAAGCATACCCATATTCTTGATAGCGTTAATATCATTATCTGCTGAACCAGTACGAAGTGTAGATTCAAGCAAACGATCAGCTACAAATTGTAGTTGTGGCGGAACAATAAGCTTCATACCACGAAGAGCGATAATCATATTTCTTTCATCAACAAATGTAGAAATATCAATCAACGCATTTTCTAATGAAGTCTCATTTAAGTCTGCCGCAACTGAAGGCTCATTACGGAAAGTTCCTCCGCCTGCTAGTGGGTGGTTAGTAGCACAAAGCTCCACACCATCACCGCCTGCAAAGTTTGCGTCAAAAGCACTGTTAAGAACAGATGAAGCTTTAACTTGCTTTGTATGAGCCATTGAACGCGCTAGAGCCCGTGTGTAACGTGCGCCTAGACGATCATACAGATTATCTTCCATAGCCTCTTCTGTCAAAGCAAATGCAAGAGTTACTGTCTCATGCGTATACCTTGCAGTGTAAGCTTCAGAAGCATTGTCGAAGTTTACTCCAGCACCTTCTGCCTTTGTTTGGGCATTTCCAAAACCAACGAGCATTACCTCTTCTTCAAACGCACGGTCTGAAGATTCAGTGTCGAAGATTTCCGCATGTTCGTTGTCGTAACGATCATACTCCATACCAAAAAGGGCATTAAGACCTGGTTCCAACTCTTTTACGAGTTGCGCTCTTGAAATAGCCATTAATCAGTCTCCTTATGCCAAGCCAGCAGTGCCAGCACTGAACAGGTGATTGTTGATCATAACAACAACATTAGTATTGGCAGAGGAAACATCACTATTCTCAGGATCTTGAGAAATATCGATTGCTTTCAATGGCAATGTAGCAGTTGTTGCACCAGTTGTGACATCTAGCTCTAGACGAGCAGTACCAGAATTAGTATCTCCTACTGGACTTTGATCTACAATGTCGAAGTTTCCAAACAAGTCGGCTACAGGAAATGCTGCATCTGCTTGAATTTCAAAAACAGCATGTGGTGAATCGATA